CTTACCTTTATAGAAATTATCAGTAATATCGCCCTCACTAAAGATTTGGTCTTCAGGAGACTTAGCTTGATTCATATATTCTTGATAAAACTTAGCAGGAGTACCCGAATCAATATAAAATTGTTTTCTTTCGTCTAATTTAGTTAAAGGCCATCTTGAAGGCCATAATGGAGTTCCATCATCAAGTATTGCTTTATATGTAGTTACATCCCACGAATACTCTTCTCCACTATTCATAGCTGCTTGGTAATTTTTAACTAACCCATTTAGAAATGCATCATAGTGTACAATAGTACCATTACACCATAAAAATCCACCTTTATCAAAATCAATCGCTGGATACACCGCAGCAGTTACCCAATTCTTAATTTGTAGTCTAGCTTCGGGAGTTTTAGTATTTAACTCAGATTCAAAGTCATCTAGTATAATTCCAGTATATCTAGTGGATAATTGCTTTTTACCCCTCAATCTTTGAGAAGTACCCTTTGCAATCATCCTACAATTATTCTTCAATACAATTTCGGTCTTTGTCCACTTATCACCCTGTAAATCACCGAAATAGTAATGTATTGCAGGATTCTCGTATATATGATTGGAAATCCAATTTAAGTTATCAGTAGCTTGGTCTTGTGCCTCGCCGACCCAAGCGATGAATTCTGGGCTTTCTTTCTTCGCAAATAAAAACCTATGTAATACAGCACATGCTGCTAAGGTTGATTTTGCGTGGTCACGAGGCAATACAAGAGCCAATTGTTGTTTTGTTCTATCTAAAAGCTTTTTACCTACAATATTGTGAAATTCAGGGGTTGCGGATGCTAGGAAATCTTGAGGCGAAAACAACTTACCAAATACAATAAGGTCTTTATAAGCCATTTCAAGAACCTTTTCATTCTTTGATACATTGCCATTTAAGTTTAAATTTGCCATTATGGTATTTGTTTAATTAAGTTATTGTTTAATCTAACCACACCTTCAGGAGGGTCAGTTCCCTCAAATGTTATTTTTAAGTTAGCGTAATTATTTTTACTAGGCAATATAGAAGCACCTAGGTCAATACTTACTGCTCCCGCATCTTTTCTCCTAAATATACCTCCACCTCTTCTTGACTCCCTTTTTCCAAAGTTATTTAGCTTAACCTTCAAGTCCATAGTCAATTCTTTAATTTTTATCGAACTTTGTGGTGCAAGAGTAGCTAAAGGCACATTAACATCCTTTCCATCAATCTTTATCGTCATACATTTAGGATTTCCATCATCATCTATATATTTACTTAAAGCCTCTATGTGTTGGTTTTCAGCTAAAGCTTGTGCTTGAACAACCGCATCATATAAACCTTTAGTTAAATGGTCTAAAAAATGACCTTGTTTAGTTTCCTGATTTGTCGCCATCTCCAGAAGCTCCTTTAGTTTTACCTATAGAACTATTAAGCATATCTAATACTTTCATTAAACCTTCAGGCTTTTCTTGTTTACCTTTAACAGATATACTATATTTTGCCGATGTATCAGAACTTCTATTACTTTCTGAATGATGAGATACTTTCCCCTCAAATGATGCTTTCCAACATCCAAATCCTGCTGATGCATTTACTGTTGCACTTGAATCAGTTGATGATTTAGTAGAGCTTTGTGTTGATACTTCCATATTAAAATCAACATCAATACTATCTACGCATAGACTTGGTATATTGATAATTGATAACAATGGAACATTTAATGCTACTTCTTTTGAACCATCTTCATATTGAAATGTTACTGATTTAGTGTTACCTTTGTCATCCATGCCTACTTCAGTAATAAACTGAGCTGTAGTAGAAGCTAAAGACTTCTGTCCTTCAGCTGCAGCTAATAATGGTGCTGCTATTAGATTTTCTATTGGTAAACCAGTAAACTGATTTGCTATTGAACTTGCCATTCTTTCTCCTTTATGGTATTATTTTTTTAAGTCTATCTGTTGTTCCTGGGTCACTAAGCGAAGTATGGTGAAGTTCATAAGCTTCATGTTGCTTGTCCCTATTTCCACCAAAAGCTTCAATTAACATTTTATCAACATAGCCAGGAGCATTCTTACTTTGAGCAAATAAATTACCTAAAGCCATAATATCAGCCTCATCATCTGTCCATTGTCTTGGGTCATCAGGGATTAAGTCTATAAAAGATTTATCTATACCTAATTGTTTAGCTCTATTTTTTGCTGTTTGAACTGAGCTATGAAGTAAATTACCCTGTTTATCATATTTTATATTTTTATCTTTAAATTGATAGACACCTTTAGCCCCAGCACTAGATACTGCTTTAGGGTTTCCATGTGGAAATTCAAGAGTTTTAGTTATAGGATTAAATTTACCACCAGATTCTATTTGTCTAAACTTATTTAACAATTCATCTCTATTATCGGTAAATTGTACTTCTTCTAATAACTTATCTAACAAAGAAGTTGCTTCATTAGCTGGCAATGTTGGTTGAAACAAATCTTGTAATAGTAATGTATTACTCATAGGTTGGTAATTCGGAACAATCCACAGCCACAGATAAATCATGAGATACAAGAAGATTACCATAGAAACGTGGTTTTTGGGGATATTGAGATTCATCTGCGACTGTGTATATAATTTCTAATTTCATCTAATTGTCTTTTTAGTATCTCTCATTATCCAATTTAATACCTCGGTAAACCTATCTTCTCCGCCTTCTTTATTTTTAAAAAGCTGTTTGTAAGCTTCAGATTCCTTCATACTTTTATGAAAATCTGACCCTTCCATTTTTTTTAAATCCTTTTTATATTTAGGGCTATGCTTCATAATTGCGACATCTTTTAATTCAGTAGGTTTATATATATCTTTTATTTTTCCAACTTTAGCTTTATTAAACTTAACAATATCAGAAGCTTTTTTACCAACTTTTTTTAATATTTCATTTAATGACTTTCCACTTTTTGGCCCTCCAGCCATCATAGATGCCAAGAAAACTGCAGGATTGCTAAGCATTTCCACTGGACTACTCATTACATTTCCAGCGAAATCTTTTACAGATGGTGCTGGCCCTATGCTATGTTTTTGTAATTCGTTTAATTTATTTTGAAACATTAAATTATCCATACTTGAGTGAGCATTCTCACTTGTATCAATTTGTCCTTGTGATGCTAATTTTACTAAATCTAATATATTATCTGCCATTAAAAACTCCTACTAAGATTAAAGTTTCCCCAACCTTTACCGCCTTTAAGCATAGAAGACCATTGATTATCTTGACCAAATGTTCCACCTATACCAAGTTTTAATAAATCTTCCATATTTCCATCTTTAAGCTGAGAGTCAACAAGAGCATCAATTATATTATTTGTAAAAATTCCTCTATTTTGGTCGCCAAACTGGTAAGTATCTTGTAAACCTGATAATTCAGCTAATTTAGTTCTTAAAAAGTCCATATCAAGCAAAGAATCAATATTACTATGTGCGTTTTTCATATTCTTCAAAAACATTATGTGTCTCCTGCGTTGAAATTTTCCCCGTAAATATACATAATTTTATTGGAATTATCAAATTCCGATTTACAGTGAGGACATATCCATCCAATAACGTCATGATTTCCCGTTATATCAACGATTCCGATTCTTTGAGTATATTTATCATTATAATATAAATCCCCATCACATACAGGACATAAATCTTCCTCAATCTTCGTCTTTTTCACCATGTGCGACAAGTTTTGCTTTTTGTCCACCTTGTAGAGCCTCCATTTGTTCTTCAGTAAATCCTGTCCAAACAGTTAATTGTTCTTGTTTTTTCTCTGTATCAAACAATCCAGAGATTTTTGCTAGCGATTCAAGGGAACGTAACCTATCTGAGTCTCTATCCGACATACTTGCAATATCTTTGTACATGCCTATAATCCAATCAGGGGTAACTCCCTCTTCAGCTAGTATCTTTTTGATTTCTTCTTTTACCATTGACCTTATTTCCTCTTTTTTTAATAAAGAATTTGTCTTCTTCTTAATATATTCCTCGTCTTTAGCCTTCGGATAAGCTTTTTTATAAGCTTTTAGTGTATTTTCCCCCGCAGCTACATATCTAGCAAATAGGAACTCACGATTATTAAGCTTCCTATCCTTTGCTCTTTCGTAGATTGCATCATAATTACCCGAAAATGCGTAGATATTCTCGGCAATCCCGTTATCACCCAACATTTCGTGTGTTTTTTGCTCTACGATGAAAGAACCACACACAGTCCTAATTAGTGTTCTAGGCTTTTTATAGCCAGGATGAACTAAATGACTACGTTTAAGCACTTGACATACAAATAAGTCGTCAGTATAGACCCATTCACCTTGTAATCCGTTCCTCCAATTACCAACAACCTCAATATTTGGACAAAAAACATTGAATTCCTCTAATGTTTCATATAAATAATGCTTGATTCCCTTGATTTCTTTGATTTCCATATACAAATATAAATAATTTTTTCCAAAAATAAAAATACTTGACTTTGTCATTTATTTGATTATATTATAAATACTATATAGTATATACAATATAGTATAGTACTTTAAGTAAAAAGAAATTATATATAAAGAAAAAGGATTCTGTTACAAAACCCCAAAAATAGCCTTAGAATGGGTGTGAGTGTTTTATATGCGACGACCCCCCCCTTGCTTGACCTCGTGCCAATCGCTATTTGGTTGAAATTATAATTAGGAATCAAATTTAACTTTAATACTAGAAAAGTAACCACAAACAACAAAGCCTCACTAAACAACGAGTAAGGCTCTATTATAACAACTATAATCGCGGACTATTTACTCATCACAAGCATTAACAAACCTCTCCCAACTAAACGAGTTATTATCACTTTTAAAATAACTTGTTATATCATTAATAAAACTATCTCTATTAATTATTAATGTGTTATTATCTTCCGTTTGACTTGTATTGTCTTTGATTATACTTGCTATTACTCTATAATGTTTTCTACTTAGCATTATTACTCCTTTTCATTACTTAAGTTAATATTATTACTAATGATACATCGTAAGTTTATCATTAATCTTTTTCTTTCATCGTCTTTCATGTTCATATCTTGTTCGTATGTAAGTGTCGCCGTCATTATTTCGGCAATCATATTAGGAACATCAACTCTCCTTATATCATTATTATTTAATTGTTTATTATCTTCTTTTAATTTATCTAGTTCCGTTTGTTGCTCGGCGTTTATTTTTATAAACTCATCACATACGCCACACTCATCATCATCATTAAATGGTGTTTGTAATGCATTTAGTTTTATATTTCTTTTTGTGTCATCACTTAACCAACTTGAACAATTGCCTTCGCTTAGTCCTTCTTCCATTTTAAATTGTTCTTTTATCAAGTCAATTCTTTTATCGTTATTTTCTATTATTCTTCTCAACTCGGTTATATCTAGTTTAATATTATCAATTGATTTATCTAATTTTTCTTCAACTTTAATAATATCCCTAGCTACATCTTCAAATGCATTATTTGTAGCATTTATTTCATCGCCTAATCTTTTTTCTAGTTTATTTATTTTATTCTCAAGACCTCGCAATTGTTTTACTATTATTAAATCACCTTCAAAAGCTTTTTTTTCTAGTTTATTTATTAGCGGTTTTACTATTTCATATATTAAATTACTAGGCTTAAGTCTAATAAAAAATAATTTGATTTTGTTAAATATTGTTATTGTTTTCATTGTTTATATCCTTTCTAGTTTAGGCGTTACGATTATTTTATATTGTTTATCCGTTGTTATTACTTGGTATTGGTGTGTTTCTTTATTTATTCTATGTATATAACCATTTAATATTAATTTGTTTGCTTGTTCATATTTGCCTCTATTAATAATTATATTTTTATTGTATTTATTGAACATATTTTACCTCTTTTCATTTTTTATTTATACTTAATATACTTATTATATCTAATATAGTTCCATAATAAATATATTTTTTTATATTGTTTTATATCTTTTTATTATTATATTTATTCATCGCTTCGGCGTAGCTTTTTGACAAATTAACTAAAAAATGTGATAGTGAAAGGAAAACTATGTCTAAAGAAAAAACAGTAAATCAAACTAGCAAAGAAAATCACAACTTAACACAAGAAGAACTTGCAAAAATGATGGGATTAAAAGTTCCTACAAAAACAAGTGCAACTAAGACAAAAAATTACTCTTTAAAGAAAGTAATTAGTGAAAGATTGAACGAGGTAATGCACCAAGTTTTATGTGATGAATTTAAAGAGTATTACTACTCAATTGGTGAAACAATAGTTCAACACAAGAAAAAAAACGGGGACGTTTTAGCAAGTAAAGTAAAAGGTTATCAACTAGTGATACCAAGTGAAGAAAGTAGTTTCACAAGTGAAGACGGGCAAGTTACACAAGGCGGTTTTAAGATAGGTAATTTTACTATATATTGTTGTGGCTTTCAAACACAAGAAACACCTTATGTAGTAAAAGACGGACAAACTATCTTTTTTAAAAGCACTATAAAAAAGTAGTATTTTTACCTAGTAAGTAAATACAATAAACCTCAAGCAATTAATTTTGTTTGGGGTTTTTTGTTATATGACAATTAGTTAATACAAGTTTATTTATGTAGAAAAAATGTGATAGTGAAAAAAGGAAGGGAAACTATGCAAGTAAATATAGACAACGAAACAAAACAGAAATACAATGTAAAGCAAGTTGCTGATTATAATGGAAGGATAAGTATATTGCTTACACCAAAGAAAAGGAAATGCAAATGCTGTGGTAAGGAATTTGAATCAAAAGGCAGTGAGTTCCTTGTTTGGAAAACAAAAGAAGAACATTCAGTAAGTGGTTGGTTTTGTAGAAGGCATTATATCCAAGCAAAGAAACTGATTGATTTATTAAGATAATTTTGTCAATAGTAGTTTAGTAGGTGAGCATACAATGATAACTACAAAAGGAAGGGCAGAGGCTCACAGATACCCTTCCAATAAAGAAAAGGAGAAGTATGAGAAGAATGAGTTTTTATATACTCTGTAGCCATGTTGGAGTAAATCCAGGCATTGCTCTTGAAAACGAAGAGATAGTTGAGGCATTAAAAAACAGAGAAGATGAAAAGGTAAATAAACTACTAAGAACTAAGTTTTAAAGAAAAGGAAAAGTAATGAAGAAAACAGCAGAAGATATACTTATAGAATTATTAGATAAACTAAGAGATGATGTAGTTGATATAAATAGATACCTATCTACAGAACGTGCAGGCTTTGTTGATGAGCGAATTTATATAGAATCATCTGTAAATGAAAGTATAATTAAATGGATTGAAGAAAGAATAGAAATAAAGAAAACAGTAAAAATAAAGGAGAAACATGAAGAAAACAGCAGCAAAGAAAACAGCAGCAAAGAAAATAGTACGAGTATCAAGAGCTGATGAACTAGAAAAACAAATAAACAGCATAAAGAATATACTTGACCTTGAATGGAATGGTAGCATGACCTGTATTCAAGCAATAGAAAGAATATCAGAAATATGTGTATTTGGTCGTAAGATAATAAAGATAGATGGTGAAAAATGGTACAGATGTGTTAACTGTGATGAAGGATATGTTTTGCAGTATAAATGGTGGCAAGATGATGAATGGTGTGATGTATGCGATTTATCTGAGCTTAAAATATGGGAATACAATCAACTTGTATCAGAAATAGAGAAGTATTATCCTGAATATCCAATTGAACACCTTGAAGGGAGGTTTGTGTAATGAAAATATCAGAAGTATACAGAGAATGTATAGATGAAGGTTGGACTAAAGATAAAACAGCAGGTTATTGTCTTGGTATATTAACAAGTGGACTGATTGATGCAACTGATGAAGAAACATATGCAAGACTTAAACAGGAATTCATAAATAAACAGGAGGGCAAATGAATAAACAGGACTTGAACAACCTAATAAGATGGGCAGTAGATACAGATGGAATAAAGTTTGCAAAAGATATATATGGAAGAAGCAACCCAAACATCAGAGAAGATTATACAACAGGTAAATTCCAATTAATGCACAGGGATATTATTATGTGGATTGCTAGCTTAGATGATGGTAATAGACAGCATTTAGCAGATGCAATAAACAATAACCCAACAAACGAGGAGATAGAATGAGTAAAAAAGAACTTATACAGGAATTAGTTGATTATATATTTTTAAACTATTCAAAGCAGAAAGTACAAACTTGGGAAGACTGCGAAACGGGAGAAAAATGTCATATAATTGAGAATATACTTGATGGAAAACCTAGAGTATTCAGCCTGTATGAAAACATAGAAGAAATAGTAAACACATATATAAATAAGGAGAATAAATGAACAAAATAACAAGAACAGTAGAAATATCTGATAAGCTTATTGAAGATATATTATGCACTGCATTTGAGGGAGGCATAACATATTGGGCAAATAATGTTAGCTGTGAAGATAATAAAGATATGAAAGATGTAGGTGGCTGGAAACACGAGTATCTTACAAAGACAAAGAAGAAAGATGCAGTAATGTATATACATACAATGGATGACTGTAAGCCACAAATAACAAAGAAATCAATCATTGATGCATTACAGAAAATGGATGACCCTAAATACAAATGCACAAAAGCACTAAGCAGAATACTAGAGGAAACATATGATGCTGATGATGCAGATATAGTAGTGCAGACTGCTTGCTTTGGGGAGGTGGTGTATGGATAAAGAAAAAGACTACAGTATTGAATCATTAATCATTGATGCCTGCGAGGAATATGATGAAGGTTATGATGGAGATATAAACGAAGACGATACGATACATGAAATAGCAGACAGTGCTGTGCCTATATATTATTGGGACATAGCACAGTATGCAGCACACAACTCTTGGTTAATGACAGTAAAACCTGATATAAATACTGATGGTAATGCACACGACCAAATACAAGCAAATATATACTGTGCTATATATGATGGACTTGTAGAACACATAAATGAAAAGGAGACAGAAGATGAATGATTATAGAGGTTGGGATTTAAATCAATGTATTAATAGACTAGAACAGCTAGAAAGAGAAAATAAAACACTAGAAGATGAAATTATGTCATTGAGAAGTTTATTGTATTCTACAAAGAAAGATAAGACTTTGCAATTTGCAATTAGAGAATCGTTGATTAAAAAAACAAAAAAGGAGACAGAAGATGAGTAGAATAAACCTAAAAACAGCAACACTTAAGCAAATTGAAGAACAGTGTGAAGAAGTATATGGGACACAATATGGACACAATATGATTAGTATAATGTGCTCAGTAGTTAAAGATAGATTCGGACAAGAAGAAGCAGATAGATTGTTTGAAACGTGGCAACAATAATGTGATAGTGAAAGGAGAATAAGATGGGATTTGTAACTGAGAGTCAAATGAGAACAGACTACACTTCACTTTTTCATAAGCAAATAGGAGATACACAGTATAATTTGCAGGGGTGGCTAACACCTAATGGAATATTAATAGAAGTGATTAAAGAAACAATGGATAGTCACAGCGTCAATGAAGAAGTTGTGGCGAGTCAATTAATAAATAGGAGGAAAAGATAATGGGAATGGATGTATATGGAAAGAATCCTAAACAGAATGTAGATAGAAGTAAGTTTTCTACATTACATAAGTACGAATCAATGGAGTTTCGTGAAAGATGGAAACTGTTAGATAAAGATGAAAAACTAAGACAAACATATTGGCTTGAGAAAGATGACTATGAGCAACAAAATCCAGGCTTTTATTTCAGAAACAATTGTTGGTGGTGGAGACCATTATGGGATTACTGTGCAAATATAGCTCCAGACTTAATAAGTGATGAGCTATGGGATAGTGGTCATCATAATGATGGTGCTGGATTAGAAGCAAATGATGCAGCTAAACTAGGAGTTATACTAATGACTTCTGTTGAAGATGGGACTTGTGAAAGGTATCACAAAGCTCATATAGACAAGTTAGAAGCTTTACCAAAAGAAACTTGTCAATCGTGTAATGGAAATAATCATGGATTTAGCAAAAAGAAAGATTGTAAAAGATGTGAAGGAAGTGGAGAAGTTGATAACTTCAGTAAAAACTATCCTTTTCATCCAGACAATGTTGAAAGATTTGCTAATTTCTGCATTCAAAGTGGTGGATTTGAAATAAACTAAAGGAGATTAAATGAACGGAGAAGAAAGGTGGAATGTAATACAGCATTTTTGTGATTGGTTTACGTCAGATGATAAAGAAAGAGAAGATTTACGTCAATCTTTACAGCTGTATATACAACAAGAAATATGGAAGGAGAACGAATGATGACAAAGAAACTCAAGAAGGATTTAAAGAAAGTTAAAGGCGACAGTTTAATTGTTTGTAATACCTGTGGTGGTGATGATATTGAAGAAAAGATATGGGTAAGTGCAAATGAATATGTTCAGTGTCCTGATGGTGTGTATTATAAATATATAAATGAAGCAGGCGATTTGTTTTGGTGTGCTACCTGCAATGAGCCATGTACACCTATGCCTATAAACGATTGGAAGGAGAAAAAATGAAAGTAAAATTTGATTTATATAGTAACTTTGCTGAAAACTTACAAAATGTTGTGGGTATTAATGATTGGAAATTAACAGATACATATAATATTGATTATGATGAACTTAATGGTAAAAAGAGAATAATAATAACGAGGTATACAGATGAGTAAAATAAGCGATTACGAGGCAAATTTCCTTGAATCAATAGGTAGGGATTTAGGATATGACAGCGATAATCTACCTGAATTTAAAGACATAGAAATAGTTATTGCATACCATATTCCTGTATGGGAATACAATGGTATGACAGAAGAAGAATACTATAAATAATTAATGCGAGTGGAGAACTGTATGGGTGACCGCAGTCAAAGGCGAAACATAATCTAGGCTCTTTTGTATAGTTTTCATGCCTAGTCCTTTCGGTACAGGTTTTTATATTGTTATTCCCCTGTACCCGTCTTATTTGACACTCGCATACATTTAACACAGAACAAAACAAAAGGAGACATAATATGTCAAAGTTACACGATAGATTCGCTAATTTTTTAAGCGAAGTAGAACAAATGGAGAAAGATAACGAGAAGTTAACGGAAGATATTAAACAGTTAGAGAAAGAAAAAGCTGATGGGTATAGTAAGTTTAATACAGAGACTCATGCACTTATTAAAAGAGAAGACCTTAAAGGACTATTATACCAAATAGAAGATGCTGAAAGTGATATTAGTTCTGCGGAAAATTATTCAAATGATATGTATGGTCAAGCGGAAGAAGTAAACAGTAATTGTGAATATGCTAGAAGAGCAGTAGAAAAAGCAAATGAAAAAGTTACTGATATGCTTAGTGACAAAGGAGACGAGTAGTGGCAGGAGAACATATCTTAGGATTTATACTTGTAGTATTTTTAGGTATATTATTAGATGTATTATTTAAAATATAAAAAGGAGGTGAAATGGATAAATCAAACAAAAACACAACAGTATTATATTGTCTTGCTGTTATGTTTACAGCTTGGTGTACTTGGAACTCGGTTAACAATGGTGGTAATATTGCAAAGTTAAATGAGTATAGAACTGAAGTACATTTATTTCAACGGCAGGTAGCTAGTCTCATTGATAAAGTTGATGTATTAATGCAACGAGACATAAGTGTGATAGTGAAAGAAGTTAAAGAGCCTGTTGAAGAAGCAATAAAAGAGATAGTACAGTAATGAGACACTTTCAAAGGAGCTAATATCATTGAAACTGTAAGTCGTGGACATGTAGTGGTGAACGCAAGAAGTAGCTGTGAAGCTCCTTTGGATTAAACAGAAAGGAGAAATATGGATTTAGTTAGTAGATTATTAAAAGAACTTAGCTCAAGTGATAAAGATAGCATTTATTTGCGTGAAATTGCCCTATTAATGGAGCAAATGGAAGAATTAAGGGCAACACTAGAGGTTAAAGAAAACCTCATAAAAAACTATCAAAATGAGCTTCAAAGTAAAAGTGGGGATAAATTAACATAAAAATAATACTTGATATATAATATGAAGTATATTATATTTTATATCATACAAAGGAGATTATAAAATGAGTAGTGAGACAACAGTTACACAGATAAAAAATATTGATAAACTTATCTGGCGTAAATTCAGAGCAAAATCAATAATGAATGGCTTTGATTCAGCAAATGAATGTATGAACGAGTTAATAAGACTGTTTGCGAGGGATAAGATTAATGCAGTTAAAAAGTAGTCCTATTGACATTGAAGGTATTTACGAAGAATACATAAACGAAAAACAAGAAGAAAACAGAATCAAGAGATATGAGGGGAATGAAAGTTGGTATCACGCAAGTGGTGCAGGTTCGTGTTCAAGGAAATTATATTTTGAATCAGTTGAACAAGTTGAGCCAACAAACCTTATAGATAGCAGAACTAAAAGATTACTAAAACTAGGCAATATTGTGCACGATGATATTCAAAAGTCTCTTACGCACACACGCTATAATAAGATACATAATAGTAACATACTAGATAGTAAAGAAGAAATTAATAATAAAGAAGAAATTATTGATTTTCATACTGAGGGGGAGTTATCTATACCTGAGCTAAATGTTCGGGGTTTTTACGACATTATTGTTGATGATAAAACGGGAGATAGGAAGGTTTATCTGTATGATATTAAGACTTGTGGTGGGTATTCGTGGTCATTGAAGTTTGGTAGAAAAAAACAATTCAATCCATCAATACATTATGAGTTGCAATTAGGAACATACGGGTATGCAGTAAAAGAGAAGTTCGGACAATTAGATGGTATGTATTTGTATTACTACAACAAAGATACATCTGCAATGAGAGCTGTAGAAGTTCCATTGACGTATGTGTCTAGGGCATACCTCTTTTGGAGGAACTTAAACGATGAACATAAAATGGGATTACCAGGATTTAAGGTTGGCATATCGCCTGTTCAGAAATGGCAGTGCAACTATTGTCAATTTAAAGACCATTGTAATCCACCAACATAGGAGAGTAAAATGAGCAATACAAAACAAAACACATTCATGAAACTCTTCAAGACAGATGTAAGTAAATATACTGAGAAAAAAGGTAAATTTAACTATTTGTCTTGGGCGTATGCAGTTCAAGAACTTAAAAAGGTTTGTCCAACTGCAAGATGGGGAGTAACTAAAGCTGAGGATGGGTCACCATTCTTTCAAACTGCTTGTGGATTCTTTGTAGAAGTGTGGGTAGATGTTGACGGGGTTTCTTTATCTCAAGTACATCCAGTGCTAGATAATAGAAATCAAGCAATAGAAAACCCTACTGCTTTTCAAATTAACACAAGCTTACAAAGAGCTTTAGCAAAGTGTATAGCATTACATGGTTTAGGTTTATATATATTTGCAGGAGAAGATTTACCTGAGCCCGATGCATTAACACCTGATGAAGAAAAGAATCTCTATGCTACGGCTAAACCTTTAGGTAAGAAGTTTGTAGATGACTTAAAGGCTAAAGTTTCAAAGATGGAGATTAATACTAATAACTACGAAAACTGCATGAATAAGATAGATGAAATGTCACACGAAAAACAAGCAGTGAAAGGAGAATAAGATGGCAGAAGTAAATGATATGTTTGACGACATAACAAAAGAACAAAGCTTTTTTAACCCTAATTCTGATAAGAGTAAAAAGAAATATATACCTTTGGTAAAAGGCGAGTACTTTGGGCATATAGTTGAAGTTACTACTAAAATATTGGATGTTAAGGGTGGTAAATATAAAGCTAGACTATACAACTATATTGTAGAAACTTCTAAAGAGAACGCTGATACAGAAGTTGTTGATAAAGAAACAAGTAAAGTGGTTAAAGCTGGAGATTCTTTTGTAGGCAAAAGATTCAGAGGCAATCTATGGAGATTTTTAGAGCCTAAAGATGGTGATGATTTTGAATCAAACTCTGAAGGAAACACAGCTTATATGAGATTCTGTGAAAACATAGGTAAGGAGTGTCCTACGGAAATAAAAACAATAGATGGTGTGGATGTAAGTGTTAAGTTACTACCAAGCTTATCTACTGAGGATTTTCTAGGACAACCTGTGATTGCGTTTGCTGATAAAGGAAGACCTTTTACAGATAAAGAAGGTAAAACAAGACAATACTTTGATTGTAAGTTCTGTAAGAAATGGGAAGATGGAACTAAGAAAGACATATCAAGCGGAGGAAGCAATGAAATACCATTCTAGGACAAAGATAAGACCTATGAAAAGTATGCTTATAAATATACTTCATAAAGTTGGAGTTAGACCTAGTAAACTTGTAAGTATGTTTGGAGTATCAAGAGCTACTATTTATAGACACTTAAAAAAAGGAGAGTAAATGAAGAACGTATGGATTATAATTCTGTTATCCTTGTTTGCATTTTCATGCGAGGAAGCTCCATCTTCAGAACCTGTTGAAGAAGCAGAGCTTATTAACGAATAATAGATACTAAACAAAAACAACGGGTATGTGAGAGCTTTATTGTGGGCTGTCGGACTCACATGCCCTTTGTGAAAGGATATAACGTGGGTTTAATACATAAGAAAAAAGGATTTAAAGGCAGTGAATTACAACCAGGAGTTAAAAGAAAAAGGAAATCTTATAAGAAGAAGGTTTATTTAAATTTTGAGAAGCAACCTAAAAAAAAATTCATCAAACAAACAGATGAAGAAAGAAAAGCTAAGGTAGAAGAGCTTAGAAAGAAAAGAGCAAAAGAGTTAAGAGAATTTGAAAAGTGGTTTAAATAACATAGGAGAAACAGATGGGAAGAGCAATAGATATGGAAAAAGATATTGATATGTTAAAAATGAAAGTTGAAAAACTTGAGAATATAGTAAGGGGAATGACTCATACTATGTCAGAAACAAAACACATTGATATAATTGAAGAAACAAAGGAGAAAACAGATGGCAAGAAAGAAACCAACGATGAAGGAAATGGTGAAAGTAGTAAGCAATCTAATAAACGAAAGTCAACATCTTCTTCAAAGAGTAGCAAATCTTGAATTTCTAGTTGATTGTTACTTTGAGTTAAAAGACGAAAAAGGAGATGTGAAAAAATATGTTGAACAGAGACTTGAAAAGCTTGATAAGAAGAGAACTAGCAGCAGTAACAGTGACAACGGACAACAAAAGGTTTCTAAATGAGCATAAAGCACTTATCCACGAAAGTGGACTAGAAGATAAAAGACAACAACAAAGGAGTTGGGAATCAATGAAAGATAAAATAGCGAGACTTGTATTGGAAGTATTAGCAGAAAATAGATGGGGTATCTACTTTAAAAGTGAACCAATGCAAGTATTACCTGTTAAAGATTCATCATCAACTTTATTTAAAGTTAATGAAGTAAACTTAGATGAATTTGAACAGACAATAAAATCACAAATTGACAAAGACGCAGAAAGGAGTATAGAGTGTCAGGAAAATCAGGCCGAAAATACACTTCAGATAGACAAAGAATCATCGACTGGTATCGAGACGATGTTAAACGATACAGAGGAATGATTGGAGAAGAAACAGAATATGGGACTATAGTTACAACAAGGCTAATAAGGAACATAAAAAATAGAATACGAGAGTTGGAAGAGAAGGAGAGATTGGATGATATTAGAAGGGGATTGTCTAAGTAAAGTAGAAGAGATATCTTCCGAGAGTATTCAAACAGTAGTTACATCACCTCCCTATTGGGGGTTAAGAAATTATGATAATGATGGACAGCTAGGTCAAGAGTCATCACCGAATATTTTTGTCTTAAATTTAGTAAATTTATTTAGTAAAATTAGAAGAGTTTTAAAAGATGATGGAACTGTTTGGGTTAATATAGGAGATACTTTTTTTGGAGCTAAAGGTGGGCATCACAACAGTGATAATAGTATAACGAACAATGAAACTGGCTCTGAGTATAGACAAAAAAGAAAAGCACCACCAAAACACGAATACTTAAAAGATGGCGATTTAGCAGGTGTACCATGGATGTTTGCTTCATTGATGCAGAAAGATGGTTGGTATCTAAAGCAAGATATTATATGGAACAAACCAAACCCAATGCCTGAAGCTGTTAATAATAGATGTGTTAAATCACACGAATACATATTCCTTTTTACTAAGAAGAAGCAATACTACTTTAATGCAGAGGCTATAGCCAAACCTAAAGTAGGTGAAGATGGATATGTGAGAAAAGGTAGCGTATGGACTTTTAATACCGCTAGCTTAGGCGAGGCACACTTTGCTGTGTTTCCAGAAGAACTACCAGCAACATGTATTAAAGCAGGTAGTAAAGAAGGCGATATAGTACTTGACCCTTTTATGGGAGCTGGAACTACTGCGCTTGTAGCCCAAAAACTAGGAAGGAAATGGATTGGCATAGAACTTAATCCTAAATACATTGAAATAATAAAGCGAAGAACAGCTCAGACTGAGTTGTTTTAAGGAGAATAATGGACATATTACCCTATGATGAGAACCTAGAAAACTGCGTTCTAGGAACTGTTATCCTCCATAACGAAGCATATGACACAGTATCTAAATACTTTGTTAATAGAAATGTTTTCTATCAAAAGAGAGCAAGTTTGTTATGGGATAGATTAACAAAAATGAAGAAGAAGAAAGAGACTATAGATACCTTTTCTGTAGCATCAACATTATCAAAAAAAGAAATAGAGAGAGGGCTTACAGCACATTACGTCACTATATGTACTGAGGTGGGCACTGTTAAAGGAAGCTTAGATTTTCACGCAAACAAATTGTATGAAAAATATCTATTAAGACAGATTGTAGTTGAATCTGATAAGGTTAAGGATGAGGCTTTATCTAATAACGATGATATATATAACGTGATAGTGAATGCCCACTCGTTGTTTGGTGAGCTTATAAGCCTACAACCTAGTAAGACTCAAGACATAGAAGATATGATTGAGGATACACTAGACAGCATTAAAAACAAGGCATCTAAACTAATTAAAACAGGCTACACTAATATAGATAAATACTCAGGTGGATTAACTAGAGGTGAAATAACAATTATTGGTGGTAGACCAGGACATGGAAAGACTACAGTAATGGTTAATCTTTTAGCTAAGGCAATAGAGCAAGGGCATAAAGCTATGTTTTTTAGTAGGGAGCTACCTAATTCTGAATTACTTAAAAAGATATTATGCTTAGAGTCGGGTAAAATGTCTTATGGAATGATTAGACAAAATGTGTTTACTGACCATGATTTGCAAAATATGGAAGAAGCTATACAGATTGTTAGAAACAAGTATTCAAAGGATAAGTTTTTAATGTTTGATAATATTAAAGATTTTGCCCTTGCCTCAAGTGAAATAAAGAAATTTAAACCCGATATAATATTTGATGATTACATACAATTAATTGATTGCAAAGGCTACAAGGATAGACGATTACAAATAGAACAATTAGTAAATGATTATAAATGGTTAGCTAAAGAAACAGGTGCGGTTGTTGTACTCGCCTCACAATTAAATAGATTTATTGAAAGAGCTAATAATAGAGGTAAACCTCTTGAGCCTCAATTATCTGATTTAGCTGAAAGTGGTGCAATAGAACAAGTTGCCGAGAATGTATTCTTTAGTTATTATGATTATAAAGTTACAGGAGAAAAAGGCAAAGGTAAAAATGTAATATCATTAATAGCCTCTAAAGTTAGATATGGAGATTCAGGAACTTCTGACTTAGGATATGATGGTAACAAGTGTAAAATTTACAATACAATGGAGGAGATATTGAATGAAGAACACATCCCGTTTTAAATATATAGGGATAGACCCAGGAGTTAGTGGAGGAATTGCTGTAATAGATGAGAAAGGAATAATGAAGGCTTATAAATGCCCTAAATCAAGTGACGAAATGTCTTTGTTATTTCAAATGTGTATGGGCAGCACATCCGCTGCGAACATAAAGCTCTTAATGGAAAGAGTATGGGCAAGACCTACAAATGCAGTAAGGGCGGCATTCTCATATGGAGTTAATTATGGACAATGGCTTGGGATAGTAGCGACACA